CAAAAATAATCCACCAAAAGTTTTAATAGAACCAGATACATCACTTATTGAACAAATTTTCTCTATTAAGGCAAAAGGAGATTTTGGTACAATTGTTGGAGTAGATACAAGTTTGGGATTTGGTACAACTCTTCCTCAATTAATTTTCAGATTAAAAACAGAATCTTATGACAATACCACACTGGGGATTGGGTATTCTGCTCTTGATAGTTATGGAATTACTTACAGTGGAATATCGACTGGTGATTATTTTGTAATCTATGATAGCAATGTTCAATGTGGACATGCCTTAACTGGCATTACAACCACAAATAATGCGATATCTTCTGTCGGAACAGCAAATACATTTATTGATGGCGTATATCGTGCGGAAAACGTACAAGTATCTGGAGTTGGTATTGTTACTGTATTCTGTAAGTTTTTACCTGGTCCTGGTTATGTGGATAAAATTATAGTTAATGCAAATCCATCAAATAAATCTAATGGTTTTTATGGAAGATATAGTTGGAGTAAAATTTATGATTATCAAAATAGAGGAATTGGATCTCCAAATAATTTTACGATAAATACAAATAATGGATTGGTTGGTTTATCGTCTGCACCAGAAGTAACCAGAACTAGAGGATTATTCAAAGGTAAATAAATAAATAAAAACTACTATTAAAATGCCTGCTATTATATCTGATCAGTTTAGAATATTAAATGCCGAGAATTTTGTAAAAAGTATTGTTGGTATTGGACAAACTTTAAATCGTTACTATACATTTATTGGACAACCAAATTCAACAGATTCAAGATCTGGAGGATCTGCAAATTGGAATACCGGACCTTCTCCTTTAGACGGTTTTAAAGAAGAAAATGACATTAAAGATACGATTATTGCTATGAAGCAAGTGACTAGTGATGATATTCGTAGAGTGGTCAGAAAAGTAACCTGGACTGCAGGGACAACTTATGAAATGTATAAGCATGACTATACTATTTACAATAAAACTCCCATAACAAAACAATCAAATCTTTACGAATCAAATTATTATATAATCAATGAAGATCTTAGAGTTTATATTTGTCTGCAAAATGGATCTGATGCAGAAAATCAGAATGGAAGACCATCATATGATCAACCAAATTTTATCGATTTAGAACCAAGATCTGCAGGTACTTCTGGTGATGGATATATTTGGAAATACTTGTACACAATTAAACCATCAGAAATTGTGAAATTTGATTCAATTGAATATATTCCAGTTCCAGAAGATTGGGGAAATTCTGGTGAAAGTATTTCAACAAAAGAGAACGCTATAGATGGAAAAATAAACTCTGTTGTAATAAAACAAAGAGGAATAAATTATAATCCAACATCTTCGACTTTTACAAATGTTCCAATTTTGGGAGACGGAAGTGGAGGAAAGGTAACAGTAACAACAGATTCTTTTGGAAAAGTATCAGAAGTTTATATAACTGATGGTGGAAGTAATTATACTTATGGTACTATTAAATTTGAACCAGGTGCTCCTGGAATTACTACTTCATTGTCAAATGTTGGTGTAGGAACTTCATCTCTTGCTTCTTTTGATGTAATTATTCCACCAAAAGGTGGACATGGATATGATATTTACAGAGAACTTGGAGCATATAGAGTTCTTATTTATTCTAGATATGAAACATTAGAATCTAATCCAGATATAATCTCAGGTAATGATTTTGCGAGAATAGGTATCATAAAAAATCCAACAATTACTGGAAGCCAAGTAGAACTTTTAAATACATCTGTTGTAAGTGGACTAAAGGCTCTTAAATTTACTGGATCTGCAACAACTGCCACAACTTATGCAGTAGATTCTACAATTACACAAACAGTCGGAGTTGGATCAACTGCAATTGGATTTGTTGCATCTTGGGATAATGTTACTGGAGTACTAAAATATTACCAACCAGTTGGATTAGCAACAACGTCTGTTGGTTATAATATTATAAACTTTACTTCAAGTCCTGCATCTGGAGGAAATCTAACAATATATGGTTCTTCTATGAATGGAACACCAGTACTATCAATTGATTCTGGATTTAGTGGAGTTTCGACCACAATTAATAGTAGATTATATCAACTTGGAATGACTTTTAATGCTGGAATTGCTTCTGCAGAATATAATAAAAAGTCAGGAGAAATCATATACATAGATAATAGATCAGCAATACCCAGATCTTCTAGCCAAAAAGAAGATATTAAAATCATATTGGAGTTTTAAAGTCAAATGCCTCAAAAAACTAATTTAAATATATCTCCATATTTTGATGATTTTTCCGATTCAAAAAATTATCAAAGAGTTTTATTTAAGCCTGGAACTCCAATACAAGCAAGAGAACTGACAACTTTACAGTCAATATTACAGAATCAAATAGAAAAATTTGGTAACCACTTCTTCAAAGAAGGAGCGATGGTAATTCCTGGTCAAATTGCTTATGATTCAGAATACACATGTGTTCAAATTGATGAAACTCATTTGGGTCTTCCAGTTTCTTTATATCTCGAAAGTCTTGTAGGAAAATTAATTCAAGGAGAAACTAGTGGAGTAAAGGCAAAAGTCGAAAATTATATACAAAATAATGATACCGACATCACGAATAATACTCTTTATATAAAATACCAAAGTTCTAGTGATTCAGATTTTTCAACAGCAACTTTCGTTGATGGTGAAAATTTAATAGCACTTGAGGATGTTTCTTACTCTTTATCTACAATTAGAACCGGAACATCTTTTGCCACGACAATTATATCAAATTCTGTATCTACTGGTTCTGCCGCAAAAATTGCAGAAGGGATATATTTTATTAGAGGATTTTTCGTAAAAGTAGATACACAAGCAATCATATTAGACTACTATACAAACTCTCCATCATATAGAGTTGGTTTATTGATCGATGAAGAAATTGTTGTTGCATCAAATGAATATAAAGATCTATTTGATAATGCAAAAGGATTTTCTAACTATGCAGCTCCTGGTGCTGATAGATTAAAAATTTCAACATCATTAATTAAAAAGTCAATTGATGAATTTAATGATGAAAATTTTATTGAACTTCTTAGACTAGAAAATGGCATTTTACAAAAGTTTGTAAAAACAACAAGTTATAATTTGATTAGAGATGAATTTGCAAGAAGAACCTATGACGAATCTGGTGATTATTATGTAAAACCATTTGAAATTACAACAAAAGAATGTTTAAATGATAGAATTGGTAATAATGGAATATATTTTAAAAATCAAAAAACAAATCAAGGAAATACTGTTTCTGATAATTTATTGTGCCTTTCCGTAAGTCCAGGAAAAGCATATGTAAGAGGTTATGAAATTGAAACAATCAATAATACAATAATTGATTTAGAAAAACCAAGATCAACACAAAATGATTATAATCAGGCAATACCTTTCAACTTAGGTAGACAAATTCTTGTAAATAATGTTTCTGGATCTATTCCTATAGGATTCGGGTCAAGTTCTTTGGTTAATTTATACCAAGGAAGAACTGGAATATCCGGTATTTCTTATGATTTGAAAATAGGTGTAGCAAGAGTATATGATTTAAAATTGAAAAATGTTGCATATAACGATGCATCAACACAATACGAAATGTCACTATATGATGTCCAAACATATACGAATTTAACTTTAAATGCAACGATTAGTCAATCAGTTCCTGCATATATTAAAGGAAAAAATAGTGGGGCAAGTGGTTATCTTGTCAGTACTGTAACTTCTTCAAATCTTTTAACATTATATCAAGTTTCTGGATCTTTCATTAAAGATGAACAAATTGAAATTAACGGAATAGATGACAGCAGAACAATCACATCAGTTCTAGATTATAATTTTTTTGATGTCCATCAAATAGTCGGAAATGGAGTAAGCTTTACTGCTGATCCATTACTTTCCAACACGATTTCGTTGTCCTCTCCTGGATCACAGTTTACAATTTCTGGGGTATCGGGAGGAATTAGTTCAGTAACAACTTCCAATTCTAATTTTTATGTAGGAATTAATACGGGAGATATTGTTTCATATACAAAACAAGGACAAAGCATTCCAACATACAATAAAGTAAATAAAATCAGTACAACTTCAAAAGTTATTGAAATTGTTTCACTACCTTCAGTTGCTGGAATTTGTAGTGGAAATCTTCCATCTTCAACTATAACAACAAATGATTTTAAAAAAATAACATTAGAAGTAACAAATAATACAAAAAATATTAGTTTATATTCAAAATTAAATAAATTAAATATATCTAATTTAGATTTAACATCATCAGATTTAATTATTAGAAAAAGTTATAATGTAATAATTTCTAATAATGGGTTATCTCAATTACTAGAAACTGATCCTAATCTGACACTCGAACCATTTGACGAAGAAGATTATAATTTGGCATTTATTGGTGGTTCAATAGAATCACTTACTGACCAAAAACTTGTCCCAAGTGGAAGAACTGTAACTTTACAAAATATTAGCCAAAATGGAAATGCAATCCTAACGGTCACATTTAAAAAAATAAATTTAAAGACAAAGAATAAAATTTACAATAGATGTTCTTCTTTAATTGTCGATAAATCATCTTTACAAGGATCAGGAATCGGATCAACTACACTAAATGATGCATTAACATATAGCAATATATACGGAACAAGAATTCAAGACAAAGAAATTTCATTAAACGTTCCAGATGTATTTGAAATTGTTGCAATTATTGAATCTTCAAACTCAAATGATCCTTCATTGCCTTTTATACAATTAACAAACTTATCTTCAAATATTTTAAATTCGGTAAAAGGAGAATTAATTGTAGGCCAAATAAGTGGTGCAGTAGCTACTTTAATATCTTCAGTTGGAACTAATCAAGTTGATATTGTATATGAAAATGAAAATATATTTTCTGCAAATGAATCTGTAACTTTTCAAGAATCCAATATACAAGCAAATATATTATTTGCTTTTCCTGGAGATAAAAATATCAAAAATAATTATATTTTTGATCCGGGACAAAAATCAGATTATTTAGATTTTTCTAAAATTATTAGAAAATCACAGTTTTCTGCTCCTACTAAAAAAATAAAAATCATTTATAATAATTTTACAATAAATTCTTCAGATACCGGAGATTTTGTTGCAGTAAACTCTTATGATAAAAATATATACGGAAGACTAAAATCTGTAGATGGTCTAAGAGTTTCTGATGTAATTGATTGTAGACCAAGAGTATCACAATTCAATGGAACAACAACTTCTCCATTCGAATTTTCTTCAAGAGTATTTGATCCTACAATAAGTTCTTCTACAAATGTATTTGCGAAAAATAAAAATATTAATCTTTCTTATGATTATTATTTACCAAGAATTGATAGAATATTTTTAGATAAAGATGGAGCATTCATAGTCAATAAAGGAGTTGCTTCATTAACACCAAAAATTCCAAATAGTCTTGATTCTTCATTAGAAATTGCAACAGTCTATTTGCCAGCTTACATTTTTAATGCTTCTAGTGTAAAAATTGATTTAGTATCTCATAAGAGATATAGAATGAAAGATATTTCGAGTCTAGATCAAAGATTATCAAATGTAGAATATTATACATCATTATCACTTCTCGAAAGTGATACTCAGAATCTTACGATTAGGGACAAAACAACACAACTTGATAGATTTAAATGTGGTTTTTTTGTTGATAATTTTAAATCATATAATGGTGGTGATATTTCAAATCCTCTCTATAGAGCAAGTGTAGATTCTGCTGTAGGAGAACTAAACCCTCAACCTTATCCTACAAGTGTTGACCTTTTAATTGGATCAGATTCTGTGATTGGAATAGGAACTATATCAAATGCAGATGCAGATTTGAGATTTGTGAACGATTTGGGGTCTGCTGATATTAAGAGAGTAGGATCTATTGTATGCTTAAACTACTCAGATGTAGAATATGTAAAAAATAAATTTGCTACAAGAATTGAAAATGTAAATCCATTTAATGTTATTAATTGGATTGGTTCAATACAATTAAGTCCATCATCAGATACTTGGATCGAAACAAGAAAATCTCAAAGAACAGCAGACATAGAAGGTAGTTATAATTCCTTTATTCAACAATTAGGAGTGGATACAAATACTGGACTTTCTCCTGTTGATTGGGGATCTTGGGAAACAAATTGGACTGGCACTCAAACAGCAGGAAGGCAACAAATTGCTAGTATACAAAATGGATCATCCCAAATTGGTCAAGATGTATCATTAACTCCGTGGACTGGTTCACCAAGAACAGAAACAACAGTACAAACATTCCAAGATAGTTTTGTGAATTTTTCAAATGAAACTACAACAACAACTACAAATCAAAGTAGACAGGGAATTCAATATGGTGTTTCTCAAAGATTCGATACAACAAATCTTGGAGACAGGGTAGTATCAAGAGAAGTCTTGACTTTTATGAGATCAAGAAATATTGAAATTCTTGCAAGAAGAATGAAGCCCAACACAAGATTTTATACATTTTTTGACAATGTTGATGTAACTTCATATGTAACTCCTAAACTTTTAGAAGTTACTATGGTAAGTGGAACATTTAACGTTGGAGAAACTGTTGCTGGTTCTATTGGATCAAGAACATTTAGGTTCAGATTGGCATCTCAAAATCATAAGTATGGACCATACACTTCCCCACAGCAAACGTATAGTGTAGATCCATACAATCCATCAAATGGACTATCATCCCAATATTCATCAACAACATCACTTTTGAATATTGATACTGCAAGTTTAGAAATTCAATCATCATCAGGATTTTATGGGCAAGCTGTTTCTGGAATGCGTCTTGTTGGACAAAGTAGTGGCGCAATATGTAACATAAAAGACATAAGGTTGATTAGTGATAGTGCAGGAACATTTATTGGATCGTTCTTTATTCCGGATCCAACTGTTCCATCGACACCAACATTTACGACTGGAACAAAAACAATTAAATTAACTACAAGTGAAGTAAATTCCACAATATCTGGATTTTCTGAAAGTTCTGCAGAATCTAATTTTACATCAAATGGAACATTAGACAATGTTGAGGCAACTACATTAAGAATAAGAAATGCAGATATCTCAAGAAATGCAAAAACAGATAACAGACAAACAACTGAAACTGATACAAGAATCGTTGCAGATACATCTTTTACAAATAGAACGGTAACTAATAGTAGATGGGTAGATCCATTGGCGCAATCATTTGAAGTTGCTGATGCAAATGGAGTTTTTATTACAAAATGTGATATATTCTTCAGATCAAAATCCACAAATAACATTCCAGTAACTCTCCAAGTGAGAACAATGACTACTGGATTACCAACACAAACAATTCTTCCTTTTGGTGAGGTTGTTTTGGAGCCAAGTCAAGTTTCAATCTCTGAAGATGGATCAATACCTACAACATTTACTTTCCCATCACCAGTTTATCTTGAAACTGCAAATGCATATTCAATTGTTTTGCTTTCTGCATCTGATCAATATAATGTTTGGATTTCTAGAATGGGAGATCCTGAAGTATCTACTTTATCTAAATCGGAATCAGAACGAGTTATTGTTTCGCAACAACCACTTTTAGGTTCACTATTTAAGTCGCAAAATGGGGCAACTTGGGATGCAAGTCAATATGAAGATTTGAAATTCACTTTATATCGTGCAGATTTTATTACAAATTCTTCAAATATAAGATTTTATAATCCAACTTTGGGTATAGGTAACAATCAAATTGTATCTCTAAGACAAAATCCAATTCAAATGTATTCAAATAATACTTTAGTTGGAATTGGAACAAGTATCAAATATCAAGATCAAGTACAGTTAGTAAAAGGAGTTAATATTAGTCAAAAAAATAATTCAACATTTTCTGCAAATTTAACCAAAGTATTAGGAGGAATTTGTACAGGATCTACAGGTACTTTAACAATAACTAATTCTGGTGTTGGATATACAAACGGATCAATAACATATTCTAACGTAAATCTACTTACTATAACTGGTAATGGTATAGGTGCAAAGGCAAACTTATCTGTAAGTGGAGGAGTTGCAATTGCAGCAACAGTCACAATTTCTGGTATTGGTTACGGGATTGGCGATGTTCTTAGTATTAATTCAACGAGTACAGGAGGATTAGGTAAAAATCTATTATTAACAGTTCCAAATAATGCTGGCATCATTACATCAGTAAATGCATTAATAGTTGATAATGTTCAAGGAACAATTAATACTACTGATACCACTAAGTACATTCAATACACTTCAACTACAGGTATTACAACAATTCTTGGCGGAAATGCATCATCAGTAAATTCAATTTCAAGTGGATTGAAGTTTAAAGTAAATCACAACAATCATGGAATGTATTCTACTCAAAATAAAGTATCTTTAAGTGGAATAGAATCCGATATTTCTCCGGTAAGATTAGCAGCAGATTACAGTGCATCTTCTACTAGTGCAATGACTTTGACTGATGTAAGTATTTTTAATAATTTTGAAAATATTTCCGTAAGTGTTGCAAATACTGG